TGCCTGCACGCTCCATCATTGTTGATTCATTGTTGTAGACACTGACCTCAGAGGACAGGACCAACTTATCTTCATAGCCTTCGATAATTTCCTCGAATGCTACGATTTCTTCTTTGTTAAACGAGTTAACGCCAGCTGTTAAAGCCATGATTATTGTTTCCTTTTAAGTTCGCGCTTATAAGCCACCACTTTGGAATTATCTCCGGTTCGGATGGCTTCTTCGCGTAGTTTTTCTAAAGTTGAATCAGCGCTAACAGCGGCACGTTTGCCGCTGAGTGCCTTTTCGGGAGGGGGTGCTTGTGATGTTCGTTTACTCACTTTCAGTTCAGTTTCCAATTTAGCCACTGCAAAAGCGAATTCTACGGGGCTAGCTATCTTCGACAACTGTTCGGCTCTAGCCGGGTCTTTGCCGATGACATACGCTACCAGCGCAGGGTTTTTGGAGCCTTCTATGATGATAGCCTGTTGATTTTGAGAAAGAGTACTAGTCGCCACTTCAGCAGCTTCGTCAAAGTCTTTAACCTTGAGTTCAGATTTTGAAGTCTCGTAGTGATCGAGCTTGCTCTGCCATGCGTCTTGCTGTTGCTTAGCTAGTCCAGCCTCAGCTTCAGCTTTCGCATCTGCCTCGCGTTTCTTGCCAAACCAGTCGCTTAGCGCGGCTTCGTATGCAGCTTCATCGTAATCAACAGATTCCATCGTCGGTTTATCACCTAGCGGCTCCACCTTTGGAGTGGCCTCACTTTTGATCTTCGACTCTAGTTCTTTGATGTACTTAGACTGCTCTTTCTGCTTAGCTCTTAAATCCTTCACCCAGCTTTGAGCTTGTTCTGGACTCTCTTCCTCTTCTGATGAGAGCGACTCATCTCCAATAGATATTACAATCTCGTCATCGTCCGGCGTGTCGGGTGCCTCTTGCTCGACCTCTTCAACGACTTCTTCTAACTGCTCTACCTCTTGTTCTTCTGCTACTTCCATGCTACTCTTGCTCCTTTAAAAACTCGGCTCTTGAGGTGCGCCGGAAACCGTTTTAATTTGTTCAAGTGCTAGCTTCTGTTCGTCTAGCTCGATGCCTGCCATAATCTCAACGGCCTGCACTTCTTTAAGTTTTGTGTCTGCTTCAGCCTTGCCTGCATCCGCGACAGTCTTAAATGTGTCAGCTCTAGCCTTGGCAGCGTTAGCTTTGGCCTCTTCAGCCAATCCGGCGAGGTATTCAGCGTTGGGATCTGGCTGCTGACCTTGCGCTTCCATTTCTTCTCGGTCTTCGTTTGTGGGCTCAGAAGCGCCCATGGCTACCAGTTTCTTACGGAAATATTCACGCACATCTGACAGCCCTTCGCCTTCCATATTCATCATACTCATGGCATTGAGAACCTGCAGAGTCTCCGGGTCTGTTGTTACGGCCATCATGCCAGTGAGAGCTTGAACAGTTGCGGCTCGCTTGCTAGAGCTGGAGGGACCGACATCCACAAGCACGTCAAAGTTGCTTTTAGTCAGATCGTTCTCTACAATCTCAACGCCTTTTTCATCCAGTGCAGGCATCATGAGCTCGACCATCTCAGCCTTGCCAGACTCGTCTAGGCTTTTCATATGACGGCCTTCTTCAGTGTATAGCTCTTTAGCCATGCCTAGCCAGATTTCTCCAGCGCGCTGCATTCCCTTTGAAAAGTTGCTCATGTAGATAAAGCTCTGCATGTCTAGGCGATTCTGCACCAACTCTACAGCTTTTCCAGAAGTGTTAGCGTTCAGTTGCTCACCCATCTGCTGATTGCCTAGCAGATCGTTCATGTCTTGTTCAGTCAGGCCAAGCAATGCGCCAAGTGCAGGAGGAACGATCGGAGGCTTGGTATAGCTAATAGCTCCAGCTGGAACTGACTCGCCTTCTGGTCCGGTGATCGGATTCACGAGTAGATAGGGGAAGTCTTTGATGTTATCCTCTTCCCACATCTGCTGGTGTCCGGTCATCTGCTCCGGCAAGAATACAGGCTTTTCAGTGGCGTTCAGTGCAGAGATTTCAGCGAGCTTAGACGCTTGCATGTTCTTAAGGCGTTGAGCATCCTTCGCTAGCCTCACATGGCCCATGGCGCGTTCAATGCCATCAACGAACCAGCGCTTGCCATAAACCATCACAATGGGAATATTTGGCCCTGCAATGTATCCGCAATCCTCTAGGACTTTGTCGCCGTTCATGATGTATTTATGAACCTTGCGAGTCTTCACGCTGCGAGATCTGACCATCTTTGAGCCAGTGGCTTTCAGCATAGCTTTGAGCGTGTCATCTGCTTCAAAATCTGACTCACGGTAGCGTGTTTCTTTTTCATCTAGCCCTTTGTAGACGTAGACTTTCTCACTAGTCTCTTCTTTGACGTAATATTCAGCGATATAGACAATATCAACGGTGTTCCAGTCGAATTCAGACTGATCGACAACTTTAGCCCATGTTGAAGGATCGTCGCCATATTCTTCACGGTAAGCGTCTGGAGTCATGCCCATCATGACAAAGCAGTGCTTCGCGTCCTTCTTGTCTTGGCGTTTAGCGTCTAGATCAAAGTAGACTGTGCTATCAGCGTCAAAAATAGGCTCGATCGCTATCCGTTGGTGCTCGTTATCTTCGTTCTCGTCATCTTCATATGCTGCGCGCATCCTCCAAGCCCCGATGCCGCCGCCCACTGCTTCCTCAAAAGCGTTGTCATAGGCTTCTTCAGCTCCGCAATCCTGCTCATCCGCGCGATAGAGTCCATCGCACAAGTCTGCGAGACCGTCTGTTTCTTTGGTCTTGCTAAGAAAGTCAACGGTGACTCTGTTGTTCCGGTACTCGTTGATGATTCTAATAACTGAGAGATGGATTTTGTTAAACTCGAATTTCGGCTTGTTGGCGAACTGGTCTGAGAGATCACCTTCCCACTGAGCTCCAGCGATTGAATAAAACCTACGGTCCCCAAGGCATTGCTCTCGCTCATCCTTCATCGTCCCTTGAATTTCGTTGAACTGCTGCTTAGCTGCTGCGTGAATCTGTGCTAGTTCGTCGGCCATGCGGCTATCTTATATCGTGGTCATTCATGAGCAAGTGCTTACCAGAAGTTCTTTGAGCCGGAGACTGGTAGGAGTTCGACTTTCTTTTTCTTAGTCCTGCGAACAAGCTCGATTGAGTACCTTATCGCGTCCGGGAAGTCGCTTGAAGCGTGATCTATCAGCGTAGTCACTTCGTCGGTCTTCTGGTCTACCTTGTAGCTGTAACAGGTTAACCCATCAGTCACGCCTTTGCAGCGAGGATGCACAATTATATCATATCCACGCAGGAACTCGATGCCCTCAACTACGCTATTCGCGCCCTTCACTGAGCCCCTGCATTTAGGGAATCCGTTTCGCCTTAAGTGGCTGATTGTCTCCGGTCTGGACGAATCAATCGTGATGGGCCAGTTCTCAATATCTGGAATCTGCATCATTAAGTGAGGAAGGTCAACAGTCTCACAGCCAATCTCGCTGGCTTCATAGTCGATATAGAGTTTCTTGCCCTCGATAAAACACCTTATGATTGTTGTCGGGTCAACAGAGAATCCTAGGTCCATTCCAAAATAGAACATCGCATCCTTTGGAGTATCAAAGTCTTCGACCTTCCAGTTTTTGTATATTCGTTTCTCTGAGTTGGTTAAATAGGCTCCTTCCCAAACATGCCTAAACTTATCAATGTCCCTAGATTTATCATACTCCATCTCATCAAGCATGATCTGAGGCATCCAAGGGTTATCTTCGTAGTTTACCCGAACCACAACTGCGTCCGGTGGAGGACTAGGCCCTCTCAGTAGCCTGTCTATAGCATCTGTCTCCAGTCTAGGGTTGAACGTAAACCAGAGCTCTGACCCTTCTTTTCTGATCGTTGGCCTCAATAAATCAAGGCTTCTTTGAGAGATTGACTGAGCTTCCTCACACCAGCAAACATCAACTCCTTCCATTGATTTGATACTGTCAGCTGTGTGGTCTGCCAACCCAGAGAATATAACTATTCCAGTCCCGATAGCTGACTTGATGCAGCTCTGCTGAACATCAAACAGATGACCAACCTCTAAGCTCTCTATCTTTGCCTCAATCAGCCTCTTAACTGACTGGCTTAGTGACTTCTGAACCTCTCTAGCGCAAAGTATTCTAGAGCTCGGATCAATCACCATCCTCTCTACAATCATCTCAGCAAAGAAATGAGACTTGCCACTGCAACGACCACCCCATGCGGCCTTGTATCTCGATGGCTCTAAAAAAGGAAGCCCCCAGCGGGGTGTTTTTATGTTAAGGTTTTGGGTCAATAACTTCGCGAGTTATACCAGTAATAGCCTTGCCGTCGCTGGTGATATCTTGCTTGCTCTCACTCTTGCCTGTGTTCCAGCCAAAGCGATTAGTCATATTTAGCGACCACAAGCTAGACTGAAATGGATTATCTTTTCCACCCATAAAGATGCCTTCTTGCCCTACATTCTCCCACCAGATCTGGGATTCTATGATAGCCTCGTCTAAGGTGTCCGAGAACTCCTTGTTGGTTTTGGCTAATTCGTAGAACGTAGATCGAGCCATTCCCATAGCTTTCACCATATGAACCTTGCCTTTTCCTTTGCTTCCAAGGTCAAGAAGAGTCTCCTTCCATCCTTCTGGCAATTCTACTTTTGGTCTTCCTCCGGGCATTAGATCATCCTAAACAGTAAACACCACCACGCAAGCGACATCGCCCAAAGCCCCAATTCAGCTTTAACCTCATCACTCATTCAACATCTTATCCATCATTTTATTAAGCTCATCCTCAAGCTCTTTTATCCTGTCAGCTTGCTTGCTAATCAGCTCTTGATTCCCTTGAATGGTGCTCCTCAGCTGAAAAACCGTCTCCTTGCGGCTGTCTCCTCTAGCGACCTCTAGCTGCTGGTGCAAGCTGTCGTTCGTCTCTTTCAGTGCTGCTAACTGCTCTTCTGTTCTGGCGTCTGCTTTTAACAGGTCTTCGACTAGAGCAATTAGCGTTTCGTTTGCGAGTTTTGCGAGGGTGAGGTTCAAGGTCAATATTCCATTTTGTTAATATCGCCAACTAATTTACTTACATCATCTGACGAAAGCTCATGCCCATTAATAGATATCTCTATA